ACCATCTTCTGGATTCCATACAGGGCTACCATTTGCTTTAACACCATTTCTAGTCATAACATCAAACACTGCACCTGTCCAAATAGACTCAGAGAAGAATGGCTCCAATACTTTACCCATTGCTTTCGTTATTCCCCCTACAAAACCAGTAATTAACGGATCATCTTCGTTAGCTTGTTTGGCTTTTTCAACGTTAGCAACAATAGTATTAACAGGTTGAATCATAGTGTCATAAAAGAAACCATGACTAAAATCTATGTATTTATATTTACCATCTTCATACACTCCAATGATTGTGTTGTCTTCTGACCACACAGGTAAGATCTCTCTCATCGCTGTAAGTTTTTCTCTAGTAATACCATATAAAGCAGAGCCGGCTTTCATTGCTGCGATCGGAAAGAAACCATATGTTAGTGCTTGACCTAACAATCTTCTCATACCTATAGTTTCTCTGATAGGATCTTTTATTTCTTTAAGCGCACGGATAGTTGTATTACCACCTGTTCTAAAAATTTCTGCTGGGAAAGATGCGAAACTTCCAAGTGGTGATCTTCTAATTCCTTTTACAAAGTCTGATACGTATGCATAGTTAGGAACTGTTTCTCTTATAACCTTAGCTGCTTCTTTCATTATATCCAACTCATTAGGCATCTTAACAAATGAGCCATCAGCATTTTTTAAACCAGCTGCTATAGCAGACTTGTATGCTTCTTTTAATTTATGTCCTTCTGCTAAAAAGTTAATGACCCTAAATATATCATCCTCTGCTGTGTACGCGTCTGTTGCTATACCATATAATTTTTTAAATTTTTTAGTTGTAGTGTTTATTAATTTATTAAAAAATACCTCTGCTGATGTGTTTCTTTGACCAGCTAATGTAATATCACCTATTATTCCTTCAACTTCTCTAGCTATAATATTTTGATTAACCACTCCTTCATCTAATAAAAACCTATACAGCTTCTGATTTGTAGGTGTATTTCTGTATAGCAATTGTGGTTGAATAGTATTGAATGCAGTCTTTGCAAACTCTGCAAGTTTTAATGGAGAAATTAAAATATTACCACTATGCACTGTAGTAAATATAGCAGAGAAAAAATTTCTAAAGTGTGTAAATGGACCTAGGATAGTTTTACCTGCTTGAGTTAGACCTTTTGGTATCAACATCATAGCTCTGTAAGGAAGTGATTTATATATACCATTGGTATCTAATGCATCTCCCATTTTTATTGCATCGGCCCAAGTTTTTGTTGTAAACATACCATCTAACGGAGAAGTATAAATGTCGTCAGATAATCTTGTTTTAAGTTTTAAAGGTCTAGATATTTCTTGAAAAGGCAATTTAGCTAACGCTGCATTGTAACTTGGATAGAACAAAGCTCTTTCACCATTCTTAAGTAGAATATCATTTTCTTTTAATAACGATGTGTAAAAATTATCTCGAGCAACTATTTCACCCAGGTCAGCCATAACGTTGTAGATAGTATTTTTTGCATCTTTGTAGCTACCAAATAAAGTTTTAAATGATTCTAAATCTGATTTAGTTTGTATCAGTCCACCGTCTTTTGTAGCTTTAAATTTACCACCAGCTGTAATGTTGTCACCGATGTTTACGATCTGCAGAGCTTGATCATCTAGTATATTAACTGAACCTATAGGAAACTCTGGTGTGTTTGATACAGGGTTTTTAGTTACACGTTTTAATATGTTGTTAACAACAATCATAGCATCATCGATAGAAAAATTTTTCTCACCATTTCGTTTATGATACTTTTGAATAATTCTAGCCACATCTTCTTTAGCAGCAAGGGTTGGTTTAAATCCATCAAACAATCCCATGTTCATATCAAAGATTTTATAATCAGCTCCTAAATTATATTTAACTCTGTCGTTTAAAATTTGATTTAATTCTTTAGTAGCAACATTAACATTTTTATTTTTATTAATTGTATTTTTTAAAACAGATGCTGTAGTTCTAAAATTAAATGCGTCCGTAATTAAATCGTCAATAGAATTTTCATTGACTCCTAATTTTTTCATAGCATTTCTAAAAGATGTTAAAGATCTTTTACTAAATCCTGGAAATACAATACTCTGTTTTTTAACAATATCATCAGTAGCTAAAATAAAATTTGAAAACACCTCTGATAATTGTTTAGGATTCTGTATAGCTTCTGATGCTTTAGTGCTATTCTTAGACATCTTTTTCAAACTGGTATCTAAATCTTTAGCTATATCATCAGATAAAACTTTAACAGAACTTTTCTTTCCCTCTAACTTTTGAACACCATCAAATATTTCTTGAGCCTTATCACTTCTAGATCTAAATGGTTTACCTACAAATTTATCTACCCATCGTTCTATTTGTGAATTACTAAATGCAAGATCTTTACCTTTGGTTGATAATAGTTTTGCAACTTTACCTGTACCATAAATAAAAGGTAAGATAGGAAAAGCTAACTCTGCACCAAACTTAAGTTTATTATTTAGTTGTCTAAATGCATCTTCATTAGCTGTTTCTTTTTTCTCTCTGTCTAACCCTGTAGGTATAAAATCTAAAGCATCTATATCACCAAAAGTTCCAATGTCTTCAGCTTTCATAACGATCGCACCACCACCAAAACCACCACCAATTGATACAGCTACAAACTTATCAAAGCCGTTTGGTTTATTTAAATTTTTAGCTTTAGCAGCTGCTTTAGTTAAATTAACATTGTCAACTGTTTTACCATATCGATTAGTTTTAATAGCGTTAACTAATATAGGAGCTAAAGTTCTTGCTTTCATACTTGCGTATTGAATAGCTGGACCTACCGTTTTCATAGCTATTTTACTTCCACCATACAATTGTATGAATGCTTCAGTTAAATGTCCAGCAGCTGTTGCTCTAGCTTGTTCCTCTGCTTGCCTTTCTATTACACCAAAAATAGTTTTTTCAAATTCTTTGTTAAATCTTTCAGTTAAACTTTGATCAACATCTATACCGTCTCCTTTTGCAGCGTCGTATATAAGGGTTCCAAAATTAATTACACCTTTTGGTATTTTAATAGCACCACTAACAACACCTCCAGTTAGAGATTCACCTAATCCTACTTCGTAATCGTCTTTATCACCTAGGCCAACTTTTTCTACCTCTTTGTATTTTATAGGTTCATCTATATCTTTTACATCTTCTTTTGCCTCTGCCTGAGCAGCTTTAGCTTCTGAAAATAAAGACACGTCTTTTGGAAGAAGTGATGAAAGCCTAGTGTATTTTTTTTCTTCTTTAATTCTTTTCTTTACGTCTTCTTCAGATAAACCTTCATTTAAAAGTTCTTCTTCTCTTAACTTTTTAATTAAACCATCAATACCCTCTTCACCGATGATACGATTATAAAGTTTGCCTTCTTCTAAATTTTCTTCGATTGCTCGTCTAGTTTCGTCAGAGGGAATAAGGAAATCGTACCAGTTGGACTTGTCCGCCATTTCTACTCCTCTGTAACTTGTGATACGTATTCTTTAACTATGTTACCTTGTTTTACGATGAATTTACCTGAGCTGATGTCGTAGACTGGAATTCCTTCAGGTATTTTTTCTAACTTTGAATTTTTAAGTATTTGAGCTCCCTCAGTTAAACTACCCTCATATTGCCCTGATCCAAAAATAAATTTATCTTTTCCTTTTATTCTCATGAAATCATCATATGCGTCTGGATTTTGTTCTTTAAATGTCATTATGTCATTGTAAATTAGTTCACCCTGCATCTTATCAATATTAGGAGTACCGTACATATTTGATGTAACACTTATTATACTGTTTATAACATCCTCTTTGTTTTCAAGAGCTTGTTCACTTGGTTCTTTCTTTTTTCTATAGATTTCAGTTTGGTATAATTCATTTAATACGTCTTGATAATCTCTACCTGTTTCTTCAGAAATCTGTTTTGCTTTTTTAATAAACTGTGTAGCTGTATCCTCATCCATATCTTTAAAAAGTTCTAAACCAATTGCTTGTCTTGCTCTTTTTTTATCTGATATGTCTTTAAATAAATTAGCTGTAGGTTCTTTTGATGCAAGAAGTACGTTTCCGATAGTACCACCACCTCCAGTTTGCCCTGCAATCTGTGGTCCTATTTCTAATAAAAATTTTGTTAAAGGATCATCTAACCTAGAGTCGCCACCACCTAAGCCTTCAATAAATTTTACCCTGTCCGATAAACTACTAAAGTCATCTTTATCAGGGCCTGTTTTATAGTTTCGTCTTTCGACAACATTATCCATAATGCCGCCACCGACGTCACCACCTTTTCTAAACATAGGTCTTTTAAATGTTTTACTCATATTAACTAAACGCTCTGTATACTCCTGCTAATGTAGCTCCAGCTCCTAATGCTGTTTGTAATGGTGTAGGTGAAGGCGTAGATTGCGTTTGGTATTGCGCTGGATATCCAGCTATTAAACTTGTAACACCAGAACCTAATTGTTGAGCTAAATTTAACGGTTGATTTTGTTGTGCTTGTAATAACTGCTGTTGAGCAGATAATTGAGCTTGTTGCTGTGCTTGTTGCTGTGTACCTAACGCACTTAATGCTGAAATCTGTTGACCAAATAATTGCGGAGCTTGAGTTGCTAACTGCTGTTGTTGAGCAGCTAACGCTTGTTGATTAGCAAAAGCTTGTTGTGCAGCTGATTGAGCTTGACCAAAACCTTGTTGTAATAATTGAGCTTGAAGTGCTGCCCGGTTCCTGTCGCTTGCTGTTTGATACTCTGATCTTACAACACCTTCTCTACCACCACCAAGAACACCTTTACTTACAGCTTGTGCTGCAATACTAGGAATTCCTTTTTGCGCTTGTACATCAAACTCAGCTAGTGTTGTATCAATTACATCTTGTTGATACGGAGACATAAATTGTTGATAAGCCTGTGGACCTGTAAATTGCCCTGCTTGACCAGCTTGTGTCGCTGCTGTTTGTAAGAATGGCATAAATGATCCAAGACCACCTCTTAATGCTTGCGCTTCTTGTGAAATTTGTGAGGTTGGAGCCACAAATTGTGGACCCATAATTTTAGATAGATCAGCTCCTTTTAAACCACCTATTGCACTTTGTAATTGTTCTAAATATGTTTTACCAGCTGCTTCGATAAACGGTGCTGGTAATTGTTGTACTGTTGAAACTTCTGCCATTATCCTACCTTACTCTCTAGGTTTTTCATGAGATCATACATTCTCTGAGCACCTTTGTTGACACTACCACCACCTGCAGCTCTTACTGCATCAGCGGTAAATACGAATTCGTTATTTGATAACATCGCTGGGATATCATCTGCTTTTTCTTTTACACCAACTGGCGGTATAAATCCACCTGTTTCTCTCATATCTAATTCTTTAACACCTTTAGAATTCATGTTTATAGGTAGGCCCTCGATGCCTGATGCCTGTTCCACTAACTTATCAGAACCAAATGCACGGCTAACTCTACCACCATCAGCCATATTTCCTACATCAACTGTTTGATCATCCGCTCCTTCTACTAAAGCATTTATTCTTAGATCGTAAGCTTCAGGAGTTTCATCCTCATTTTTAGGATATAATCTTGAAAACTGTATCTTTAACTGATCATTTACTTGTGCTCTTCTGTTAGCAAAATCTTGATCTGATTCATCTGGTCGTTGTTCTCTTTCAGCAAGTAGACCTGTAATTACTGCACCAGCTCCACCTATTTTAAGAGCATTCATAGCTTTGTCGCTACCTAAATTAAGTATACTTCCAAGATTAAACTTACCTTCTAATCCACCCATACCTAAAAATGGTTTACCACCTGGTAATAACATAGGCGCAAAGTTCAAAGCTAATAAACCTAAAGGTGATTTAAGAACTTTACCCGCACCTTTGACTACACCTTTAACTGCTTTACCTACAGATTTAACAAGACTACCTAAACCATATTCTGCTCTACCACCATAGGCCATAGATTTTTTCTCAAATTCTTCTTTAGCTGCTTCAATTGCTTCTTGTTGACTAAAACCTTGTTCCATGAACTCTTCTATAAGTCTCATTAATTCTCTTTCATTTTCGTCCATAGAAGCTATCTTCATCTCTGGCTTTTCACGTCTATAATCACCTTTTAAAATGATCTCTGGTGCCCCTGCTACAAATGTTTTCGATGCTTTAGTGTCTGTTAATGCCATAATTTTGTCTAAATTTAGTTTGAATGGCAGGCGTACTTATCCTGAAATATCACACTTTATTTGATTTTTTTGCTATCGTCAACACCTTTGAGAGGTTGACTTCCTTGATATAAGTCGTCCCAAAATCTACCACAATAAGAATACTCACCAACATGTGTGATATAATCTTTTAAATATACGTGTATTTTACCACCCATATCTGACCATCTTTGACAAAAACCAAAGTCTTCACCAAAGTATCTTTTAGTTTTAGGATCATGAATTGTATCAAAAAGATTAAACATATTTTCTTTTTTCTCTGTATTACCATTAATTATAGTAGGTTGATATATTTCTAGTTCAGGGTAGTGTTTAATCATCTTTTCTATAACTTCTCTCTTAATTAACATACAGCCCGTAGGAGCGTGAGTTACCTCTGCTACTCCATCTTCAACTTGTATTTTTGTAGGATCTTCTACTTTTAATGGAAATGTATATCCAGATCTTGCTAAATCATCTTTATCGTTAACAGCTCTATGTTTTGTAGTCATTCGTCTCCAAGCCTTGTCCCAATCAAATGTTTTCATAGGGTAAGGACAACCTATTACATCCTTGTTTTTTTCTAACATTGTAAAAATAGTTTTGCACTGAAAGTCTATATCTGAATCTATAAATAATAAGTGTGTATAATGATCAGGATGGTTTAGCATTTCAGCTACACACAAGTTTCTACCTTGTGTAACCAATGATGATTTCATCAAAGTAAAACTTACAAGTATTTTTCTCTGCATACACTCCTGTTGAAATTTTAATACTGATTGACAATAATGCATAGACACATCGCTATGCACAGGTGTGCATACCATTATTTTATATTCAGACTTCGTTCCAATATTGATCGTGGTAACTTCGGTGTCCCCCGTCTGAGCTGGCTTAGTAAACCAGATGGGTTCATTGTTAGCGCCTTGCGCTTTACTACTTTTTTGCATTTACCGCTCCTTCCAAAAATCTTTTCCAAGATGTACCTATTTTATTCCAACCATAATATGCTTGTGCATAAGCAGATTGGCATTCTAAATGATTGTGTATTTCTTCTCTATGTAAACTATCAGCGGCGGCTTCTATACCGTATGCAAATTTTTGTGCTAATAATCTATAATTTTTTTCGTACGGTATATACATTGGAAACTCAGCACCTGTTTCAAACAAAGCACCATAATTGGTTGTAACACAATACAAACCTGCAGCCATCGCTTCCAACAGTGATATACAAAATGTCTCTTCAAAAATACTTGGATAAACATACATGTTATATGTATGCATATGATCTTTTATAAATCCATTTGGCTTGTAGCCAATATAATTAACATTATCTAATTGTTCCGCTTGTTTGTATAAGTCTTTATAGTTATCATTGTTTCTTTCGTAAAAATCTTTACCATATATTTCGCAAGAAGAATAAACATCTAAACTTATTAAAGGATTTTTTACTAACTGCATAGCACCTAGTAATACCGACAATCCTCTCCAAGGTGTATTCTGATGTATAATTTTTATAGGTTGACCTTTTTGATAGGGTGGAGCCTTACCTATTTTATCTATACCATTTTTTATAACTACACATTTATGTGTCGGTATATCAAAGTGATCTCTAAAGTGTTCGTAGTTCCAATGACTATTAAATACATACCAATCGTACTTGTTATGATTAGACTTGTCTTTAAACCAAGGATATAAATTACCTTGATCATAAGAATTTTTTTGCCATAGGATATTTACTTTTGTAGGATGTAAGGGAGTTTTTTCTGGGACAGAAGTACATATCTGTACTTCACTTAATAATTTATTATCTACATATTTATGTAAATAATCTTCTTGTATTTCAGTTCCGCCTTTAGGGTTTTGGTTTATCATTTTTTTGATTCATCACTTTCTGCATTATGTCTAAGCCTTTCGGAGAAACCTGTACAGTTATATCTTGAACTATGTCAGGTCCATCTTTCTTTTCTTTAAACGTTTCACCTGTTCTAGTATTACGCCACGTAGTTATAGTAGTGCAATCTATTTTAATTATATCTTCTTTATCCGTTTTCATTCTCTCTATTTATTAAAGCATAACTTATTAGGCCTTGTATTTTACTACTGCCTGTAGCTGCTTGCACAGTTATAGCATCACCTGCTTCTAAATTCAACCCCTCAGGTGAAGCATTTATTTGTGACTTAGCTGCTACGTCATCTCTAAAAAATTCGTACTCAGTGCTAGAATCAGATGAGTCAACAAAATTCATGTTTACTAGAATAGCTGATGATGCATCATTATTAGCACAATAGATACTTTTAATTATAATTGCCCCATCTGTAGGGCAAGTAAGCACGGTAGTCTTACCAGTACCGGTTTGTTTAAAACCTTGATTTTTATAAAATATACTCATGTTAAAAAATAATTAAATGTCTCTTGTTCGTTTTTTAAATCTTGTTGAAAAGAAAAATTAAGCTGTTGTTGCATAGTAGCTAACGCTTCGATAATCTGTCTTTGGTTCTCTGCTTCGTATTCTGGTGCAGGTTCAGGTATGTATGCTGTTACTTTAGCCATGATTATTTAGGTGAACTATATTGTCTTCCGTCTGATAGTGTTACTGTTTTTCCTTGTGTAAATGTATCTTTTCTTGGTGCAAAAGCCTTACCTGGTCCTGTGTAATCTCTTCTACCTATAGCAGACAACTCAGCGTCGCTTAGACCTGTAAACTCAGGTCCACCATGAATATTTATAGATTTAGTTTTTTTAATTTTTGCTTTTAAATCTTCTTTTTGTTTATCAAGTTTAGCTTTCATATCAGTCAAGAAAGCAAAAGTATTTAGATTGTTTTTATTCATTTGTTCCCATGTTTTACCATATTCATTTACATTATCTAAATCACCATACTTTTCATTCCATCTACTTTTAGATTTGTCTAAAGATTCTACTTTAGCATTATAATCATTTTCAATATTCTCTGCATAATTACCCCTTAGACTTCTAATATTTTTACCTCTTATATCTTTTATAAGACCTGTATTAGGATCTACGTATATTCCACTACCTGCAATACCTTTCATATCCATAACAGATTTAATAAATTTTCTGTCTTGATATGGAAGCGAATCAAATTTATCTAAACTTCTTATAAATCTCATACCAGGTATAAAATCAACTAATGTATCTAATCCACTTTTTAATGTTTTTGGTAGCTGTTGAGTAATAAAATCTTTAGCTTGTGTCAGGATACCTGTTGGTTCTTGATAAAAATTAGCTTTCTCTAGAGCGGCTTGTTTACCTAGTGTATCACCTAAATAAACTTTTTCACCACCAATCATTTCATATGGAGCTTCAAATTTTTCAACGTTTGATTTAACAGCTGAATTAGGAAGATAATAATTGTCTTGAAAATTTGGTAGAGATGTTACGGTATCTTTAGGTGTAAATTTTTCTATTTGATTTTCTTGAATTATTTGATTAATACTTTTACCTTCATTAATACCATCAGCAAATTGACTTATATTTACAAAAGGAAACTCATTGTTAGTGCCTACAGCTCTAAATTGTAAATTACCAAATTCGTCTATGTATTGTTCCATTATCTTCTTCCATCCGGTTGTGCATCTAATCTAAAGGTTCCGTATCTCCACGCTTCGCCTGTAGATGTATTAGCTATTTTAATTGAAACCAATCTTCCTCTAGCTCGAGTATCTATCTTATCAGTTGTTTTTGTAACTGTAAAGGGACCTAATGGCGATCCTACAGGAGAATTATCAGGATAATCATTTAAGAATAATGTAACTGTAGAGTTACCACGTAGATATTTAAAATCAGGTATAAATCTTTTAACAGACATAAAGAACTCTCCATCTCCTCTGTAATCTGTAACTCCTGTTTGTTGTCCTAACGCACTTCGTCTAGATGTAATATCCCAGTCTCCAGATTTAATAAAAGCATCAATAGATGTAGTGCCAGAACTGTTGACTTGGTCATCACCTTTCTCATGACAATAGTAAACAGATGCACCATATTTATTAGTTAAGCCACTAATAGCAGCAAAAACAGGCGTGTCTGTACCGCCATAATCTGTAGCATATGGTTCAGGATATACACCCTGATCTTGATAACTAGATCTGTCTAGGGATGATGTAGTAAATACATTTTCAGAATAATTATAAGTTACACATCTATCAATCTGTTCTGATCCGGACTTAGGATAGAACCAATTTATTTCTGTGTACAACGCATTAGGTGATGAATAAACAATATCAGAAGCATTATAGTTTAATCCTAGATTATCTCCATCTGTACTAAACACAAAGTCTTCGACTAAGCATGGTAATGATTTTACTGTACCATCAAATACAAAAAATCCTCCTTCAGCGGACATCCACCATACAGCACCATTTGCATAGGATACAGCTTTAGGTCCTATACATCCACAGTTTGTACCAACCTGCCTTACAGAAAAAATAAAAGGTGGGCCTACGAATTGAATTACATAAGCTGCTTGATCAGTTATACAAAAAACATAATCTTTACCTTGTATAGCAGCTACGATCTTGTTTCCTGTATCTAATCTAAATGTACCTGCCGTGTTAGTAGCTGATGGTGCATAAGTGTTTAAGTCTTCTTGATTAGAAAATCTTACGAACATCGGATCTTGTGTTAATGAATTACCAATAGTTGTTTCTGTACCAAAATGAAATAAGTGTCTATCTCTATCAGATACCAAACTTACTCGTGTGGCTGTAGGATTGTTAGTAGTGTTAAAATTTGTCGTAGTCGTAGAAGCTCTAACTGTTCTAGGATTGGTCGCTCCAGCGTCCCAAGTAAACGTTTTACCATTAAGTACTGTTGCAACTAATACTTCTCCAAAGTTATCAAGGCTCCAGATGCCTGGATCCAGAATCACGTTACTTACTGTTCTAGCAGTTCCCCATGTTCCTGTGTTCCATTGATAAGTTCCCCAACCATAACCAGCTGTTTGAAATGTTGGACCTACCACTTCATAAGGTTTAACAGTCGCTGATCCAGTTGTTGTCCCTCCAGGGTTTACCGCAACTATAGGTGCAGTAATGTCGAAAGTATTGCTAGTTACATTTCTAATTTCAAAAGCTCCATCTGTAAATGTAGATGAAGAAGTAAATCCATTTGGAGTAGCTGACATAGAATCAAAAGTAATATATCGCCCTGCTTCTAAACCATGAGAGGTTAAATTAACTGTACATACAGCTGAACCTTGTGCTGTATTAAAAGTAGCTGTCCCAGATATCTGAGCTGCTAGTGGAGTGATGTCATAAAAAGCTTCATCGTAGTATAAAAATAGTCCTTGAGATGTTCCAATGGCTACGTATTTTTCCCCTTGGAAACTTGTAAAAGCATGTTGAGCTCTCGCTGCTCCAGGCAATGTTTCTTGAGCTACTGTTAATTGTTCCCAACCACCTATTTTTTCAGGTAATCCATATCTAAATCTAACAAAATCACCATCTACCCATTGACCTTCAGCCCCTGAGTCTGTTGCTTGTTTGTTAAATCCGGGTTTGAAATTAAGTTTTTGTAACATAACTAAGGTACTATATAGGGTTTTTAAGCGTTTTGGTAGTACAATATTTGCTTAAAAATAATTGTACCAACCCGTTAATATATATTTTTCTTGTTGTGGGGCCTTTATTCCTTTGTGAAAATGAGTCCATCCAGCTGGCCAAATGTATAAATCTCCTGCTATTGGTTTTAACGTTACATCTTGATATTTAAAATAAGTCCCACCACCCTTTTTTATTGTATTTAAAAAGAGCATCCATGCAAAAACTCTCTTTGAATTCTTAGGATTGCCATCATCTTCACAATGTAATCGATCATAAAATTGATTAGGCTTATAATAAGATATTTGTATAAAAGGATCAAGATACCATTTTCCAATATACTTATCTGTTTCTGGATATTCTTTTATAAAACTTTTAGTGCATTTAATTAATGTCTTGTCTAAGCCAAAAAAGTTAGCTTCAGAATTTAAATGTATACAGAGTTCTAAGTTATCTAATGTTTTATCCAAACCTAATCCCCCTGGTTTAGCTAGTTCTTTATTATATTCAAACCACTCAATCATATCTTCACAAGACTTTTTTGAATATGCACCAGGGAATTTACTTATAAAGTTTTTCATTTTTTAAATTCAAACCATCCAGTTATAATATATTTATCTTCATTAAATGTAGTATGTCCTTTGTGAACAAAAGTCCAATCCGCACCCCAAATAACAGTCAATCCTTTTTTAGGTTTAACTTTAAGCTTTTGATAATACCATTCTGTTTCGCCGCCTTTTTTCACATCGTTTAAATATGTCATAAAAACTAAATGTCTATTTGATGAAAAGACATTTGTTTTCTCACAATGCCAGCTATGATATGCTTGTGAGGGTTTATATTTCTGTATATTAAAATCGTGTTGAAGTCCCCACTTATTAACTTTCTCATCGTAAAATTTATACTTTTCTTTATACAAATTTACAGCTTGTATTAGTTCCTTAAAGTAAGCCTCTAGCGCTGGAGAGTTGGGAATATCATCTATAGATAATTGTAAATCTAAACTATCCTTAATGTTTTTATCTACACCGTCTGAGGTTTCTCCTAAAATTTTATTATTAGAATTTTCAAAAAGATTTATCAAGTCATCACAGATAGATAAGTCTGACATGTAATAACTTTCTATAAAATTATTATTCATTAATTATTTTAACATTACCTGATATAGATATTCTTTCAC